CTATAAATGAAATGGCGCAACGAAGTAATATCTGCGTTTGGGATGTTACAATACCTGCTGATAGAGTCGATAATATCGAAATTCTTAAAGACAAGTTTAAAATTTATTGTAAGAAATGGGTGTTTCAGAAAGAAACGGGAATAAGTGGATACGAGCATTACCAAGGGCGTGTATCACTTAAAGTTAAGTCCCGAAAGGGTCCTGTGTTGGGATATGGTGAGCACTACTCTCCGACCTCTAATGAGAACGAAGATAATGATTTTTATTGTGTAAAAGAAGACACACGAACTGCTGGTCCATGGTCTGATAAAGACCTCTATATCCCGAAACAAGTTAGAAATATTAGTTTATATCCGTGGCAAGTCCAAATCTTAGAAGACGCACATACGTGGGACACACGAACAATTAACTGCATTATATGCCCCAAGGGCAATATTGGTAAATCAACATTAAGTACATACGCAGGAGCACGCGGTCTGGCGCGCTCGTTACCGATGATGGAGAGTTATAAGGACTACATGCGCATGGTTATGGATACGCCTAAGTCTAAGTTATATTTAGTAGATTTCCCTCGCTCCATGAATCGCGTTGCTTGTGCTTCATTTTGGAGCGCTATCGAGACAATCAAGAACGGTTATGCTTACGATGACCGTTACGGGTTTAGAGAAGAGTATTTTGATTGCCCGAACATCTGGGTATTTATGAATACGACTCCAGATGAGAATTTCCTGTCTAAAGACCGTTGGAAATTTTGGGAGGTTTCAAATGGCGAACTAAAGTTCTGTAACACTAAATTTGAAACGACTGGAACTATTGGAACTATTTTAATTCACGATGAATAAAATTAAGATTCTATTACTGCGCACCGACGCACTATCGTGCGCGTTGCTTAGAAGAACATTGTTAATGTTTAAGATATAATTTGGGATTTTATCGTAATCCGACATTATATTTTATTTATGGATTTTTTGTAATCCCGCGCTTCGGGTCTCTCGCTGCACTTAGATCCTTGCGCTTAAGCATCTTCATATTCCGCGTAACTCTGAACATTCAGGGCATAAAACGATTCTGCTCTTGCTAAATCATTTACTGGAACATTTCCTACCACAGGATAGAAAGTTGCGAAAACTGTAAGATTTTCTATCATATCATCATTCGGAGTGGTATCGCCATCCTCATATTTGACATGTTTATTCTTAAGAATATATTTTGTGACATCGAACCCGAAAGTTCGGGCAAGACTAAAGTCATTATTCGTAGTTTGAGGAGGATTGGGAAAACCGACTGAAAACGCGGTTCCCATCTTAAATCTTTTCCTCCAATAAATCTTGTATTTATCTTTATTGATAGGGTATAGGATTGTGCCTGCCGTCGCATTAGGTGTAATTGCTCCGTTGCCTGCTTGATATAAATCAATCAACTGACCGTCTATGGCGGTATTATTATTCAATAATCTTCCAAAGAACACATCAACATAACCGATATAACTATTCTCTGTTGCTGTTTCTGGAGCGGCAAGACCTGTGATATTAGGTTGGATTAATCCTTTGATAATCCACCTTTTGAGTTTAATTGTGTTTCCAACACGCTGGTTCTGCGCTGTTCCTTGTGTCAAGTCAAACATCTGCGCACCGACAGCATTACCACCTGGTGCCCATGTGAAATACTCGAAATAATTAGGTTCTCCCGATTCTTCCTGTATAGTCATAATAGGTCTGACCTGAGTAATCGAATCAGTAAACTTATTCTCTACATTTTGGGATATAATCCTTTGGACCCGCTGCACTAACGTGGGTTTAGTTCTGGCGGACATCACCTTCTTAGCACGCGGTGATTTCTTTACGGACGACTTCTTATACAATTTAGCGTTACTAAACATTCGTCCTGGCATCTTTTTATATTATTATTACAAAAGATTATTTTTTATAAAATTAAACGCGTTTTAATTTAAAGATTATTTTCTATTTATATACTATAAATGAAATGGCGCAACGAAGTAATATCTGCGTTTGGGATGTTACAATACCTGCTGATAGAGTCGATAATA